CGTGGAGAAATGAGTCACGAAGCAATAGATATCGCGGCCACACATAAAATGATCGAATCATTTCAATCGTATGGCGATCTTCCGCTAGTAAGCACAGGGTGTGATAGTTATGCATCATGGATGCCAGAGTTTAAAGATCTTAGCCCGATGCTTACTACAGATGCTATCTCCGAACGCATTATGGAAATCTTGCCTTTTAATCAATGGCAGGAAGAACATCTAGTCATCACAGGCGGCGAGCCGTTACTGGGTTGGCAACGTGCTTATCCGGACTTGCTAAGTCATCCCAAGATGGCAGGATTGAAAGAGATCACATTCGAAACAAATGGTACTCAGAAACTAACTCCAGAATTTAAAGACTATCTAGTACAATGGCAAATGCCTGAACTAGGATATCGCAAAGAAGTTACATTTAGTGTTAGTGCTAAACTCAGTTGCTCCGGTGAACATCCAGACGAAGCTATTAGACCCGAAGTTGTTTGCGAATATCAAGAAGCAGGCTACACTTATCTTAAATTTGTAGTAGCTACAGAAGAGGATGCCGAAGAAGCATTGGAGGCCGCAGACATTTATCGTGCGGAAGGATTTACAGGGCCTGTATATTTGATGCCTGTAGGCGGAGTTGAAAGTGTCTACGCACTCAACAATCGACGTGTGGCAGAATTAGCAATGAAGAACGGACTTCGTTACAGTGATAGATTACAAGTGCCGTTATTTAAAAATGAGTGGGGAACATAATGAATATAATCAAAAAATTACTAGGCATAGACAAGCTAGAAAAAGAAAAAGAAGCATTACAAATAGCCAGAGACAAAGCAGTAGCCGAAACAGTCAGAGCCCAAGAGGAAGAAGCACAGGCTAAGATGACTCCAAAAGAAAGGGCTACCGCTAAAGGTGAGCCGTGGGTTAGTGTACTCGAAACTAAAGTAAATCCAGAAAATATCCGTAACGGTTTTTTTGAACTTGACTGGAATGAGCTTTTTGTGTTAAAATTAAGACAAGAGGGTTTTGGATTTGAAGGTGATCCAGAAGAAGAGATCGTTGATCGCTGGTTTAGAGACATTGTTCGACAGATGTTAACTGACGAAGGACTTGATACTAACAGACCGGCGGGATACATTAATGTAGTACCAATAGCGAAAGGCAAATCCGAAGTTTCATGACATATATTTTAGTTGATACTGCTAATACATTCTTTCGTGCTAGACACGTTATTCGAGGCGATGCTGACATCAAGTTAGGCATGGCTTTTCACATTACTCTTAACAGCATCAAAAAAGCATGGAAAGACTTTGATGGGAAACATGTTATCTTCTGTTTAGAAGGTCGTTCGTGGCGTAAGGACTACTACGCACCATATAAGCGTAATAGAGCCGATGCTCGTGCTGCATTAACTGCCAGCGAGCAAGAAGAAGATAAGCTATTCTGGGAAGCTTTTGATACATTTAAAGATTTCGTTACAGAAAAAACTAATTGTACAGTGCTACAAAATCCACAGCTCGAGGCAGACGATTTAATTGCTGGGTGGATCCAAAGTCATCCGCAAGATAACCACGTAATTATTTCAACAGATACAGATTTTGTTCAATTGATCGCCCCAAATGTAAAACAATACAACGGTGTTCAAGAATGTACAATTACACACGAAGGTTACTTTGATGACAAAGGCAAACCTATTATAGACAAAAAAACACAATTACCTAAAGTTGCTCCAGACCCTGAATGGTTATTGTTTGAAAAATGTATGCGTGGCGATACTAGCGATAATGTGTTTTCTGCGTATCCAGGTGTTCGTACAAAAGGCACAAGTAAAAAGGTCGGTCTTACAGAAGCATTTGAGGATCGTAAGTCAAAAGGCTTCTCGTGGAACAATCTCATGCTTCAACGTTGGAGTGACCACGAAGGTGTAGAGCACAGAGTATTAGAAGACTACGAACGTAATCGTCAGCTAATTGATCTTACTCAACAACCTGAAGATATTCGAACTATTATTAACGAAACAATTTCTACTGCCATCGCAGCAAATAAACACATCGATCAAGTTGGCATTAGATTAATAAAATTTTGTAACTTATATGATCTAAAGAAAATTTCTGATCAAGCACAAAGCTATGCCGAACCATTAAATGCGAGATATACACTATGACAGACCTACATGCCAAACCAATCATCGACAATAAATTTTGGATTGTTGAAAAAGACGGAACCAAGTTTGCTACACTTCGAAAAAACGAAGATAATAAATTTATAATGAGTAATGAAAAAGGTGTTAGAATTTATGACACACGAAAAAGTCTAACTGATCAATTTGGTAAAGATTTTTTTATTGTAAAAATTGTTAAGGAAGCCGATAATGCTAATCCATTAGAAGTTCACGGTTATCCTACAAGCACCGAGCCGCACAACGCCATGTATGATATACAAAAGAAACTGCCTCTATTTACAAAAAGCAGCGATTCAAAAAGTCTTTACTGTGCAGGGTATTACTGTATCAAATTCGACAAAGGTTGGGTAAAAAGTTTTTGTCCTAAAAAAATTACATTAGAACGATATGAATATCAAGGTCCATTTAAGACCGAATTAGAAATGCGTCAAAGGTTGTCAAATGTCTCAAGATAAAACATCAATTCAATTGCCGAGCGTCGAAAGACTAATCCAAAGAGTTGTTGCTGCTGAAAAAACCAATCAAAAAGAAATTAGGTTAACAATTCAAGAAGCTCGTGAACTAACAACAGATCTTAGCCTAATGACCACAAAGTTCAGTAAACAAATAACAGAAATCCATAGCAGATTGGATAAATTGACTGGAGAACAACAACAAATTTCAGTACAGATGGATGGAGGAACATTCTAGTAGCATAAATATATGCGTGTATTATAATAGAGAATTTCATGAGTAGACCGAAACCCAAAGTATTGCTAGAATACGCTAATAAAGAAAACTTTAAAGTGGAACAGATTTTAGAGTCTGATGCCATTTGGGCAGTTTTTTATAAAGGGCAACCATTCAATCTTAAGAGCGGCAGTTTGATTTCCAGTTATCCCGGACCTAAATATAAAAAAGTATCATTTAGTAATCCAGGCCACGCATACAATTTAGCTAAAAAGTTAAACAAACTATTTAAGACCATTGACTTCGAAGTTGTCAAACTGACACAAGGCGAAATCATTAAGTCACTAAAATGAAAACCAAAGATGTATATACAAGGATACTTCTAAAAGCCACTGAAGAACTTGTAACAGACGACATTATAAAATCTAAAAAAAGCGTTTGGTGGTGGAATAATCGAAGTAAAGACTCGGGAGGACTTAGACTAACCGAGGAAGGTATAGATTACATCAGCAACTATGCCAAAATAAAAACGTACAATATCAAATTTCCAAAAGAAATCACAATAACTCCACAAATACTAATATGGCTTGACAATTTTATCGAAAGCCCGTATTATATTACTAAGAAAGATATTACAGTTATAACCGAAAAAGCAGCGTTTGAACTTTATCTTTTTTCAGGCGATATAAGAAAATTTGGATATGGTAAAGCACTCAGCAAGCGTATGAGCCAAGAATAAACTCAACAAATCACTGTTACCGTAAATACTATGATGAATTTAAATCCGTTGGATGTGTTAAAGAAACGTTCGGTGTCTTGGATTCCGCCGCATTTTGCTAAGATTAAGATACCGCACCAGTTTTACAACACAGATCTTGAAGACTGGATAAAATATAAATTGAAGGGACGGTATTTTCTAATTCCTAGTTCGGATAGTCATACTGCTCTTTTAGGTTTTGAAGATGATAAAGAACTAACCTTTTTTATGTTAGCTTGCCCGCATTTTAGGAGAATATAAATGGCAGAAGAAATGAAACAAGAACAGACTCAACAAGCAGCACCAGAAACTAAATCACCCGAGTTGACCATTAACGATCTCGGTGCGTTACGCACTATCGTTGATGTTGCTACGCAACGTGGTGCGTTTAAGGCAGCAGAAATGGAATCCGTTGGTAAGATTTATAATAGACTAGCAACATTCCTTGAAAGCGTGACACCTAAACAAGAAGGACAAAAAGAAAATGGCTAACATCAAACACGTGGGGCGTATGAAAACTAATAAGAATAAAATTCTTGTAGTTTTTAAAACGCTTCCAAATGATCCCGATCATTGTCTAGTAGTTGGCACAGCAGGATTAGATGATAGTTATCACAATGCTATTATTGATCTAGTTGAAAGTCAGCAAGCACAAGATTCGTTCGAATTTGGTGAGATACTTGCTACGAGATATTTCCCAGATGGTAAACCAATGTTAGCTGCGTTACATCAAAATAGAAATCTAGTTCGTGTTGCTACTAAAGATGTTGAAATCATGCCTACACCGACTAATGCTATTGGGTTAGATGAGTTAAACAAACTAATTGCCGAGCAGCGTGGTGTTAGAGTAGAAGACCTTGCAGTGTCAAACGGTAGTAAATCTGAAGTCAAAGACATTGCTAAAGTTACTGATTTATCTGAACCGGTAGCGGCAACATCAAACGATGTACTAAGTGATAATGATCTTGCTAAGTCATATCGCAGTCAAGCAGATGCTATGTATAAAGAAGCTGCTAGATTACGTAAAGAAGCTGATTTGTTAGATCCACCTAAGAAAAAGACAACAAAGGTATCAGAAGAAGCTAGTGCCTAAAAAATACTTCAAGCCACCAAAAGATGTTATAAAAGAATGGCCTGAAGTATTCAACGAGATATACATGAGCTCGATGCCCATTAAGTATATTCACGGTGTTGAGCTAACTTTTCATGACGGCAGAGTTTGGGAAATTGATCTTCCGGATCAGCTAGACTTAGTTGACGAAGATGACATTGTCGAACGACTTGCGTCAAGCATCAAAGATTTTCAAGATGAGATTGCCACTATTAACTTTCAAGTTGATATTGACAAACTTAAACAAGATATTATAAAATTAACTAAGAATATATTAGGTGATCAATGAATGTTAAACTTTTATCATATTCCCAACCAACAGGCGAATATAGAGATATGGGCATCGAAGATGCACAAGAACTCATTGCGTATTGTGCCCGTGTCAGCAATCCCAGCAACCAACTTAACACCGAGACATCAGAAAAACTCATCCGATACTTGGTCAAACACCAACACTGGAGCCCACTCGAAATGGTCTCCGCCTGTATTGAAATCACTACTACCAGAGACATTGCTCGCCAAATCTTGCGACACAGAAGTTTCAGCTTTCAAGAGTTCAGTCAGCGATATGCTGACCCTACTCGAGACCTGTCGTTCGTATGTAGAGAAGCACGTCTCCAAGACACCGCAAACAGACAGAACAGTATCGTTACAGATGATTCAGAGTTACAAGCATGGTGGGATGCCAAGCAAAAGTTCATCATTGAACATAGTCGCATAATCTATCAAGAAGCCATAGCAAAGGGTATTGCTAAAGAACAAGCTCGTGCCGTGCTACCAGAAGGTCTAACAGAAAGTCGTTTATATATGAACGGTACACTACGTAGTTGGATTCATTTTATTGAATTACGTAGTGCTAATGGGACTCAGCTTGAACACCAAGAAGTTGCTATTGCGTGTGCTAAAGTAATTGCTGAAATATTTCCACTTACTAACGACTTTGTGAATCACTAGTATTCCATTCAGCAACAGAAGTTGCCATTTCGGGAAACGCAGTTAAAAAACTCGTTCCTCTTCTCTTATCATGTTCATTAATAAAAGTTACAAAATCTTTTCTTATTATCGATAACAGTTCTTCAGAATATCTATTATCCTCTGCCCATTTGGCGACTCGTTCAAATTTAGAATATTCTGTATTATCAAACTTTGTATGATCTGAATTATTTACTAGAGTTTTCATATAAGCAATAGCTTTGTATAAACGAGCAATATGTGTGTTATCAGCTATTTGTAAACTTAGATGCGGTGGCTCTAGCAAGTAGGGTGTATCAAATTGGATTCTTCTGTTGAATCGAGTGTTGTATCGTTTTCGTAATTCTAATATTTTATCTAATAATTTTTCAAAATTAAAGATACTTAAAAAGTTTACAGTAATCATTAAGCCTATTTTGCTGTCAGGCACTTCGTTGAGGTATCTATGAACATTAAACTCCCAACGTTCTAAATCTAGACCATTGCGAATATATTCTGCTTGATCACCCCAAGTATCTACACTAGTGTATAGAATTATCTCTTTTACTTTTTTATTTTCTTTAAGTGATTTGGCTCGCTCTATAAACTTATCTAGATTTCTCTGAGGAACACTCATATTGCTGTTGATAGCAAACTGAAGATCCGGTCTTGGATTTGCTTCGATATAATCGAGCATCTTTACAAAATTGGTACTGAGCAGTGGTTCGCCTCCAGTCACTCGTAATGTATCTAAATGTTTATAAGATTCAGGAAACCATTTCCAAAATGCTTCTATGTAGGGATTATCATCTTCTTTGTATACAGGGCGGCCTTTGGGATTAATGGCATACTGTCTGCGATTAGGCATAAATTCTAAAGGGTACTCACCGTGTCTTTTAATTTCTGCTTCCCACGCACTACTGATTGTCGGAGCACAATACATACATTTCATTTGGCATTCTGATCCAAAACTTAATTCCATGTACCGAGGATAAACATCGGCATCCCACGGAAGGTTAGTTACAGTGTTAATACTAGGTCTAGTATTTTCAAACTCCCAACTTCTCAAATGTCTATCACTGATTTGATTTACATCTTCCAATGCCCAACAATAACTACACTCAGAAGGTCGTTCGCCTTCTAACATTGCTTTACGCTGTTGTTTTTTATATTTGCTGTTGTGTAGTGCTGCTGGATTTTCTTTTATTTCCTCAACACTTACTCTGTGCATAGACGGATGATAGCAACTATGGTTATCGCCAGTATGTAAATGAATAGTAACCATATGCCATTTAGCCAGGCAAAACCCTTTTCCAGTTTTATCTAGTTGGTTAGCTATTTTAATATATTTTTTATTAGGATCTCGTTGCCAAAACATATTGTTCTTTTAAAAACCCAAAGTTGTTGATTTGAATTAAACTGTCAAAATCATTTTTAAATTTAGTGCCGTAGTCTCTGCCTGCCCTAGCACCGTCTATACATTCTTGAGAAAACTCATCACCGTTGGCTTTTTCACACCATACAGATAATCTATATTCATCATCATACTTATTTCTATTTTTAATAGTTGCAGCAGATAGTTTTACACATTCTCTAAATGCTGTACGCCAGGTATGAAATGAACTCGAATTAAAGCGGTGAATATTTAAAGTTAGTTGTACGTGTTCTATCTTTCCAAAAAAACTTGTAGAAAAATCAATGACTTTTTCATCAGTAAAAAATTTCTTTTGAAATATTTTAATGGCACCGTGACCGTATTCTAAATTATTAATAGGATTACGTGCTGAAAAAATATACATTTTACTCTTGTCAATAATGCTATTGTATACTTGAGAAATTTTAAAATTATCTAATAGTAACGCATCAGAGTCTATGACCATAAACATATTTGTCAACGATTGATTACCGCAGGCACGATGAGATTCAGCAATACTTAATGTAGTCTCAAACAGACTTAAGTCTGCTATTTTTGTTTTAGCAAATAAAAAGTTTTCTTTAAGATTAGGATCATCGTAGCTTAAAAAGAACTTTTCCATACTGGATCCTTATTATAATAAGTTTGCCCTAGTGCTACAGTTTCGGCATACATGTCTGTAATATATTTGCTTTGATTTGTGTCAAATGTAGCCAACTCTAAACCTATACCAGCTTTTAACTCAAACGCATAAAAATCTAGTTGTTCTAAAATTTTATCAGGTTGGCCTTCAATTGGTTTAACGTGTTCATTATAAATTATTTGTAGTTGTTCAAAGTCTCGAACTTGTACATAATCCCAATCTGTACAGTAAGACATATAACTACCTGCCCTAGCACCAAGCATAGCATATATTCCATTGTCTACATGAGCTCCTACACAAGACCAAATTTTTAATCGATGTATATTGTGCCAATAGATTTCATTCAGTACAGGACTGTCCTCTACTTTAACTCCATCTTTGAGTAACATCTTTACACCTTCGCGGAAGCCTGCTCTCCATGCCTGGAACGGTGTAGAATTAATAATTGTTTTACTAAACACTGTTGGGTGATTTAAATATCCTGCTTCCCAACAAAAATCAACTTGAGCTCTGTTAGTTTCTGCTGCTTCGTGTGTACGCATATTGAGAACAAATTCTTTGTTCCAAATTTTTAATCCGCCGTTACCGTAACGTAGATTATTAACGATGTTTTCGCCTGACCATCCGTATACAGCAATACCCGGAGACTCGGTTATTTCAATATTAAAAAATTTTTCATCAACAATATTATCACCGTCGACTGTTATAAACCAGTCAGTAGTAGAAAGATTAGCAGCAGCTTTATGAGCATGATCCGATCCTTTAATTCCGTGTACACGTTTAGCCCAAGGTGCTTTGTTTAACAAGTCAGCGTAATTTAAATCTGCGTTTGGCTCGTCGTAAGAAATAAAGATTAAATCAATGTTGGGTGTTTTCATGTGATTGTATAAACCGTGTTTAATTTTTTTCTGTGATAAAAACTAATTTGATTTGAAAATAATAATCTGTAATCGCATCGGTCAATATCAAATACTACTTCATTATCAATTTTAGTTAAATCAATTTCAAAAGATTGATAATGCTTGTTTATATCATTTTTAGCTGTTAAGTGAATTAATTCTTTGTTTCTATATCTGTTTGATCGTAACAAAGGATTTCCAACAAAGGATACTTTTAGTACAGGCTTATTATCTACGCTGGTAATTTCTAATCTTAAATCTGTTTCAATAGTGTATGATCGATGTACATACGGTATTGCTACTACTTTATTATATTGTTTATCTACTATTGTTTCACGATTATCATTTAGAACTAATTTATATCCGTCCAACGATGCTTTAAAATCAGTGAATAATCTATCAATAGAATTATTAGTAACTAGATCAAATAATAACGCATCCGGAACATTGATTGAACATCGAGTGTCTAGATCATTATCAATCTTAGTCGGAGACATTTTTATAATCTGTCCAGTAGTTTTTTCAAAAACAATCCAGAGACTATTCATTGTGTGCCTTTATTAATTTCATAAACTTCTTCTGATAGAGTTCAATCAATGTTCCAACGTCTAAATCTTTATCAGCATAATGAAGCAGTTCTGTTTGATTAAACACTCCAATTTTAAAATTACTGTCATTAAAATAATAACCAAGTTCTAAAGGTATAGATCCACCGTTGAGTCCAGATTGAAGGATAGATTTTAAATGTGTAAATCTTGGAAATGCCAACGGGTAAGCAATGTCTTTGTCTATATCTAATATCTTTGCTGCTAGAGCAAAAGTTTCATCAGTGCCAATTACTTTAGGAATATGTTTTGATAAAAAGTAATTTTTAAATTCTATAGGATTTAATAATATTTGTCTACTTAGATCAAAGAATTCTTTTGATTTATCTGACTTGTTAAAAAACGTATAAGCAGAATACAACGACGGAAGTTTATTTACTATAAATGTATTGCGGCAAAATGTATCGTTGAGTATGTCGCCGTTGTATTGTAACACAGTATTAGCAACATAAAGATACGAGTGTTGAATAAAGTAGTCAACCCAATGACTAGTATCTCTAAAAAATATCATGTCAGCATCAAGACATACAGTATATTTCCATGGAGATAATTCGTCCATCCATGATCTTCCGTCCCAATAATTTTTGTTGTTCCAAAAAATTACTTGATCAAAATAAGGCATACCCCGTAACCAAGATAGTTTTTCCTTGTCATCAGTAACTACAGCAACTTTATCATATCCACTCTTTTGAGTATGCTTAATAGATTGTGCTAGTAATATTGCCATCAGGTCGTACCGATGAGCTGTACTTTTTGATATTACTATTAAATATCCAAAATCATTATTCAAACTCAACTCCTAATATACTGTATTTGTTCATTACATGAACATCGGATTGTATAATAGTACTGTCTACTACTGCGTAGTCAACATCAAGTTTTTCTAAAGACTGATGCTCTAATGTCATTAGGGGTGTTGGAAGAAAATTATCTGTAGGAACAAACCCGTTAACAATATGATTAGCAATAGTGAACGCATAATCGTTTCTAAAACTACAAGGGGGCATATTATATAGGTCTATAAAATAAAACCAATTATCTTGGATATATTTGACTGTTTTAAATATAGTCTCAACATACTCTGTTTTAGAAAACATAATAGCAGTTGCCCACCTCATCGGAATTGTTGTTGGTGATAATTTTTTTTCTCTATCTGACAACGTGCCGTCTAATACTGTCATACTTCCGGTAATCAAAAATTCTTGGGGTGAATTCCAGTAGGCACTTAATTTATTAGATAGAATTAATAGATCAGAATCAATTAGTAGTGTTTTATCGTAGGGTGTATATTGATAAGCAACATATCGATTAGTGTTAATAAACTCTATTGTTGATCCTAACAGTACCCGGGTATTATTAGCAGATGGTCGATCGAGTACAATTAAATTATCAATATTTTTAAGAGACGACGAAGTACTCGATAACGACTCACTATCAGTAATTAAAGTAACAGGTACTTTTAAATTAGCCATAACAAGTTTAGCAGATATGTTAGCTAATTTTACATAATCAATATCTTTAGAATTGTGACCAAAAATTACTACACCGTTATTCATTTTTGAGATCTTGATACCCTGCGTGATACTCACCTAAAGACATAAAATATTGATCTACAATTTGTTGTAGGAAACAATTAAGATCTTCAATTACGATCGGTGTTTGATTTACATCAAGTAAAACAACATTTTTAGTTTTGCCCAATGATATGATAGTACTAACAAACGAAATTAATATTTGATCTATTTTAAAAATACCACCGTTTAGTCCAAATGTAATATTAGCATCAAATTTTTCTTTGAGAGACTGGCGTTTCATCCTGACAGATAGCATTCTATCAGATTTTTTGATTATAGATTCTAGAGATTTTTCCATAGTTTAGCTCGACATGTTATATATGCCGAGCTAACTAGGTTAGATGTTATTTGTGAAACTAATAGTGATCTGTGTACTAGGATCCCAACCTAACGCAATTGGGGTTTTTGTATACATTAAACTAATTGAAAAGGTAATGTCAGCAGTTACGCCGCCAGTAAATGCGTTATTCACTTGATCCTGTAGAAATAGATTAAATTGGATTTCGGCTGGATTACCTACTGTTCTAAAATGTTCCATTCTTATGTAGTTGGTACTGTATGTGGAATTTGTGGGTCTTTTTTCGTAGATCTGTGAAAATCCCACAGTTGATGATGTAAACGCACCCTCATCGGTAAAATTAGCAGTATCTGTTGTTCTACCAGGAACAAACGTAGTCGAATTATAACCCATTATGTTTTTAGTAAACCCAGTGTAATACATTGGAAAATTGTCTCTTATTACTTGTATCCAACTTGATTCTTTCGCTGCTTGTTGTCCGGATGTCTGCTCGTTGGCAATAGACAAGTTGAATCGGATAATACCACCAGTATTCCAGTATTGAAAAAACTTTAGCTCGTCTGGAAAAGAAATTCTAAAGCTAGCATCAAGACCAGCTGATCCGTCACCCCATGTTGCTGATTGTGTTCTAGTTGCTGCTAGTACTTCATCAAATGTTCCTAGTACTAATTTTTTTGACAATGCCGAATCTATTGCGGTGTAATATTGATTATAGACCGATCCTTGAATTGTTGTACTTCTAGTTGGCGAAGTTGTGCTTGAATTTGTAGCAAATATATGTGTATACACTGCGTCTAGGTCTAATTTAATTCTGTCAAACTGGCTCTTATGAACAATTGGTTGCGTGACTGTGCCTGTTCCAGCAAATGTTGGAAGTCCTGCTGATGCTAAAAACGTATCTTTTAAAGCAAATGTAGTATCAGTTCGATTGGCTACTTCAAAATATTGACCTTCAAGAGTAGAACTAGCCCACGCACCCGGTAATCCTGAAAGATAAACAATGTCTCCATTTTGAAATCCGTGTCTAATAGAACCAGTCGATACTACCCCAGGGTTAGCTCTGCTTATTGTTGTGATTGTTTTTGCAAAAGGATAAGGGGCAGAATTTAAAACAGCCGAAGTTAAACCGTATCCGTTACCCCTAGAACTAAGCAAAGGTCTTCCGTTAGTATCAACTGCGATTGGTCCTACAATAGCTAGTAGCGTATTATATAAATTATCCCAGTCACTAAATGATATCGGGGTTACTCCCGGTGTAATTGTTGGCATCTTGTTTCCTTATAGCACTAATGCTTCTATTAATTTGACTTCTATGTTATCTGATGTTTCTAACGCTACGGCAAATACGTCTGGATGTTGATGATAACTAGCTCGAATAGCACACCCATTACTTGATGCCACCAATCTATCACCCTTCTTAACAGAACCAGTTACCTTAACAGGAACCCTTCCCTTTAATGCTATATATGTTCCATTTTCTAAATCTTCATTCATTCTGAACGCAGGTTTTTCTGAAACAACTCCAATAGCCCTATCACCAAATTGTACTTCTGTAACTTCTGCTTCGCCGCCAATGGCTACTACTGTTCCTACAGCATATTCCTTATCAGCTAGGTATTTTTCTGCTAAGTCAGCATATCTAGAACTTGTCGAAGTACCGTTAAAAAATCTAGCATTAATATCGCCGCCGGACGTTCTTAAAACTACAGTATCCGGATCTTTTTCAATTGACGGTAGTCTTCCTTCGACTGATTGAGTATCAGTGGATTGTCCGTTAAACAATACAGCACTAATTGTGCCGACCGATGTTCTAATTGGAATCGATGCCGATCCAGGCAACGCTAAATCGCTAGGATTGTAAATGTTCGATCCAACTTGTAATCGTGTAGCAGAAATAGCAGACGATGCTTGACCTACAATAGGGCCGGCGAATTCGCCTTCAAATCGTCCAAAGAATGTTCTTGTGTCGGCATCAAAAGAAATAACGTTTGAATTATCTCTAATACTACCTTTGTGAACACCCGTTGAATCCCCAAGAACATTACCTTCAACATCGCCAAACAGATGTTCAGCAAATATTTTATTCCATTTTTTACCAGCATATCCGAGATTGTATTTTGATGTTGCTCCTGGTAAAATACAGAATTCTGAATCTTGATCAGCAATATCATAAATTTGTCTGGAAAAAATCATCATGTCATCTTTGTCAACGTTAGAACCACCGTTACTAACTCTAACTAAAATTTGACCGTTAATTTGATTTTCAATAATTGGTTGTTGACCAACTGAAGAGTTTACATAAATTTTTAAATCTTTTCTAGTACTAGTTCCAACTGTTAAACCAGCTTGGAATCCAATTGTGTTATTAAAACCACCTTCGATGTCTGAACGAATATAGTTAGACGGTGAAACACCGCCAAGTTTCAACGCATCACTAGATGTGCCCCAGAATACCTGTCCTGTGCTTACTCCGGTTGAGCTTACAGAATTTAAAGTAATACCTTTTTTAACTTGGCGCCCTGATTCCGAAAATCCAGCAATGTTGTTTGAGGTCGATAAAGTAAAATCGTCATCATTATTAAAAATAGCAGTAGTAACTCCGCCAACTACTGCACGTAAAATTACATGACTAGTATTATTAGAATCTTTTACAACCTGGGTTACAATTTGCGATGTTCCGAATCCCGGAGCACTTTGTGGCCCGATAAGAACAAAACTTGATCCGTTCCATGCTGATAACTGATTAGTATTAGTGTCAAACCAAAAATCGCCAGCAGATAATCCCGGTGGAGGACTAGACGCA